TCGCGCTTTTGCAAGCGCTTGTTCCATCGGGACTTGAGTTTCGAACGATCAGCTGTAGAACCGCAGAGACCAATGATGCCAAAAGCATCCTGGTCATTTGGGATCGTGCCATATATGGCACTTAACCAATCTCCAATTAAATTGGAGACGCGGTACATCCGTCTATGAAAGAAACGGTTCGCGTAAGCGACCCAACTTGCATAAACGTCAGCGCGATGGTGAGATGACCAAACCGTACGTAAACGTATGGGAGTGACGTCAACGCCTGCGAAGGCGTCTGTGCCACACGACTCTCTAAAGAGTCCATTGGTACAACTCTTGTCCTGGTTGATTTTCAACCCAAAGGACTCGAGAAGTTCGATCGCGTCTCGGGTATAATCCCTAGGGACGATCACATCATCACCGTACACTAAGATACCTTCCTTGGTATCCGTGTCAGGTGCACCAGCGGTCAGTATAGCCCAGATTGTCAACGCCAAGATGGGAAAGCATAAACAGCTTCCCATAGGCGCGAACTTTCCAAGCTCGAGTACTGATCCGTCCGGCAACACTGTTGACCGAGACCTACATGCCTCCAAGTACCTGTATAGGTACGGAGGAAACAGCAGGCGAACCAGACCAAGTCCTACTCTATCACTTGCCTCAGCGAGGTCTAGTGTAGAGTACCTACCCGTCGAAGAGCCTAGTAAGGCTCCCCGTTGGTTAGGTCCTTGGTCGGTGAAGTGGACATTAAACCTAGTTTGGTTATGTCGCTCCACATGTTCGACGATGGCACGCCCCAGTCCTTGTTGGACCCATTGAAAATCAACGGGTTCGCAAGAAATGAGCCGTGGCCCACGTGAGTCCTTCGGTACCAGGATAACCCTGGCCGGAAGGTCCTCTTCCCCAATCCGATTGAAATCGGAATGGTGATCACACACAGCACCCAAAGACGAGTAGAAATACTCATCAAGAGGGTACAGCTGCGTGATTCTTCCACAGACATTAGTCCACTGGTATTTGGTCCAGAGCTTTTGCTTAGTAGCAACAGCACCTGGTCCATGCCGAGGGTAGATGTCTGTAGGATCGAAGTTCGCAAAAACTCTTTTTAGGAGTTTCTGCGCGCGCTCAACGACGTACACGAGCTCCTTGTTCGGGAATTGTTCCCTAAGGAGCCGAGTATTGTTGAGATCACTTGGATACCAAACGTAACCGTCGTCTTTCGACGACGCGAACGCTTGTGTCCAATGTCGTTTAACGTCCTCCTCAGTTTGTTTAAACCGAGAAATGACGTCATGTTCTTGTCGGTCAGTAAACGGCAACTCGTACTTGTAAAACAAGTACAAGACTGTCCGTAAACTCCTGACACTAGCGGCACAAGGATCATCGAGTAGATGTCCATCGGAGCCGAGAACGCAACTGAAGAGCTCCCCTAAGAAACGGGGGAGAACGCTGTCTTCCATGGGTTTGAAACCATGGTCGATGGCAATCAGTGGCGCGTGATCGGATAGGGCCTTATCAAAGGCCTTTCCGAGAGACGGTAGAGTCTTCGTTAAGAAGCCAATACCCTCTTGATCCAACCGTCGTCCTACCTTTTTAATGGTAAGGCGGCAGTCGCGTGAACTAAACACTGCTTTGTGCACGTCTGAGACGTCACGTAGCAGCGCAGCGATGAGGTTTTTAACCTTATCTAGGCTCTTATCAGTTTCCATATGGTAAACTTCCTAGAGCATACAAACACGCTACGTGATCCATCACGTAGAACTTACACTGACAGATTGCCCATACCAAAAATGATATGAACAAAACCCACATATACCCAAGCGTGCCGAACGGACGTCCTCTTGTTAGGAGGATATACGTGCCGGCGTACTTGAGTACTGAAGGTTTGGACTTGGAATTGGATAATCCCAATATAGGCCCTTCAACTCACCTTTTCGTCTCTACTCGCGTCCAAATCGTCGGACGCTTTCGAGTGATTAGGGAGGTTGACGATGTCAATAACGACTCGTACGGGACTATTTACGGCATCTAGCCGTAAATGCAGTGACTTTTTTAGGTCACTCCTATCATGGGCCCTTTCCCAAGAACCCTGCCATATGTGCAGTAAAGACTCCAATGGGGCTACTAGGTAGCCCCAAAGGAGCATGAGCCTTCTCATTAATCCTTTTCAGGAAGTTCGCTTTACAGCGATCCGTTGAGAAGTGCTGCAGCACCGCTGCCAGTGCAGTCGTACTTAATAGCCGTATCCGAGCCATCAGAGGCAAGGAACGACTGAAGGTACGCCAGCACCAGCTGCATGTTCGCATTCGTAAGTTGAGCCCCGATGGGGTAATCAACCACTGTGTATGCAGAACATGTCACCGGGGTGACTTCGTCGACGTCCGAAATTGACGTAATGTCAAATCGGACAACCGATCGTCGCCGTTTCCGGAGTGCCGCACCGACCTCAAGATGACTAATCGAGAGGCGTTGCGGTAGTGACGGACTTTCACCAATGATGGCGAAAGTTCGAGACCGGTCGCTGCTCTTCAGG